AAAGAATTTGTTTCTACTTGGGACTACTCACAAATATAGTTTCCCTTTAGCACAGATATATAATACTTACATGGAGAACATAAATGAGTAACAAAGCTTTTTTTAAACAAATAGGGGGTAAGCATTATCAGTTAATGAAAATACAGCCATCCGTATTCATAAATGAAAATAACATTCCATTCGCTGAAGGAAATGCAATTAAATATATTTGTAGACATAAGCTGAAAGGTAAGAAAGAAGATATATTAAAAGCTATTCACTATTTAGAAATGGTTTTAGAAAGAGATTATAAAGAATGAGCCATCAATTAAATTTTATATTTCAAAAAGGGGATTGGACTACACCAAAGTCTTTTCCGGATTTATCTAATGAAAAATCTATAGCGATCGATTTAGAAACACGTGATCCTAATTTGAAAACACTAGGTTCGGGTTGGGCAAGGAAAGATGGAGAGATTATAGGGATCGCGGTAGCCACGCCAAATTTTAATGGATACTTTCCAATTGGTCATGATGTTGGAGGTAACATGGATCGTAATATGGTCCTTAATTGGTTTAAAGATGTTTGCAAATCTCCAAGTAATAAAATATTTCATAATGCAAGTTATGATTTAGGTTGGATTAGATCTTATGGTTATCAAGTTAATGGTCAAATAATTGATACGATGATTGCAGCAGCCATTGTTGATGAGAATAAATTTTCATATAGCTTAAATAATTTAGCGAAAGATTATCTAGGTAAGATGAAAGCTGAAACAGAATTAAAAGAGAGAGCAGAAGAATGGGGATTAGACGCGAAAGCCGAGTTATGGAAGCTACCAGCTCAATACGTTGGTTTTTATGCTGAACAAGATGCTCAATTAACATTAGAGTTATGGCAAAGATTAGATTGGGAAATAAGAGGTCAATCTTTAAGTGATATTTGGAAACTTGAAATGGATTTAGTTCCTGAAGTAATTAAAATGCGAGAGCATGGTGTGAGGGTTGATTTAGATGGTGCAGAAAAATTAAAAAAGAAATTTATATCAAGAGAAAAAGAACTTCTTAAAAAAGTCAAAGACATGACGTCTTTAGATGTTGATGTTTGGGCTGCAAGATCTGTTGCTTTGGCTTTTGATAGACTAGGTATTAAATATCCATTAACTGAAAAAACTGAAGAGCCTAGTTTTACAGCAAACTGGTTAGAAAACTGCAAAGAACCTTTAGCAAAACTAATAAAAGAAATTAGAGAAGTTAATAAGTTTTATAGTGCTTTTATCGATTCGATAATTAAACATGCTTATAAAGGTCGAATTCATGCTGAAATTAATCAATTAAGAGGAACTGGTGGTGGAACTGTAACTGGTCGATTATCTTATTCATCACCTAATTTACAGCAAATACCAGCAAGAAATAAGGAATTAGGCCCATTAATAAGGTCATTATTTCTGCCTGATGAGGGTTGTAAATGGGGATCTTTTGACTATTCACAACAAGAACCTAGATTAGTAGTACACTTTGCATCACTAATTGGTGAGGGTTATGAAGGTACGCAAGAATTAATTAAAGCCTATGAACAAGAAGATGCTGACTTTCACCAAACAGTAGCTGAAATGGCTAATATACCTAGAGCACAAGCTAAAACAATTAATTTAGGATTATTTTATGGTATGGGTATTAATAAACTTTCTAGAGAATTAGGTATACCATATGAAGATGCACAAAATATATTACAAGAATATAATAAAAGAGTTCCTTTTGTTAAAAAATTATCAGAAAAATGTATAGAAGTTGCAGATAAAAAAGGTTTTGTTCAAACTTTAAAGGGAAGAAGATGTAGATTTAATTTGTGGGAACCGATTACATTTGGACTACACAAAGCATTAACAGAGCAAGACGCAATATTACAATTTGGTAGAAAAGGAATTAGAAGAGCAATGACTTATAAGTCTTTAAATAGATTAATACAGGGCTCTGCTGCAGATCAAACAAAACAAGCCATGGTCGATTGCAGTGCAAAAGGTCATAGACCGTTGTTACAAATTCATGATGAGTTGTGTTTTAATATTGCTAAAGATGAAGATGTTAATATAATTAAAGAATCAATGGAAAACTGTTGCAAATTAACTGTACCTAGTAAAGTAGATGTAGAGATTGGGGCAAATTGGGGTGACGCAAAGTAAACCTATTGATAAATCTTTAGAAAAATTAATTGAAGCAGTAAAGAAACGTGGTGTTAAATGTGAAATTTGTGGCCATATTCCTAAGTATAGGGAGGAATTCCAATTAACTTTAGTAAATGATAAACTCACTTGTATTCAATGTGAGAAAAAATGAAATTAGAAGATATAAAAGCTAATGTTGGTATTTGTCCTGAGTGTCATCACTTTTCATCATTTATAGAAACTAAGGAAAAAAACGTTTTTACATGTCATATTTGTTTAAAAAAAGTTGAACAATATGTGAATGGTAAAATAATCTACAAAACTATTACTGTTCCTGGGATTGAAATAACAGAATAATTTAAAGCAAAGAATTCCTTAACTAAAAATTTAATTTAGTTATTTTTTTTTGCTGCTTAAGAAGTTATATCAGAATATTCTTTTAATAACTCTTCTCTTGCAGCCATCGCAGCTCTATCTCTCATTTGAAGTCTAACTTTCTTCAATTCGAGATCGATCCACTTCATGTCTACTGTCTCTGCGCCATTATCCAGATACAACTGGTTCCACTTGGACTCCAAGCTGATCTTTTTTAGCAACAGTGACTGTGATGTCTCTGTCATTTATTTCTTCAAAAGTTAAGAAAACTTTGGAAGGAGTAAAAAAGCTTTCTTTTCTCCACGTTCCTCCGCCTTCTTTTAACTCATTTATGAAATTAATTTTTGCTTCATCATCATTATGTGCTTTAACATCTGCTGTTATATGCTGCCCTGCATAATGTGCATTAAAGCGATATAATTTCATAAGATATAAATACCTTAAAAATCAATAGTTTGCAATACTTTTGTCAATGGGGGTAAATAAAGTTTGACAACTATGGTTAAATTGATAAGATTATCCCATTAAATCATAACAAATGGAGTAAAATGGACGATCAAAAAGATGAGAAAAAGAAGTTTAAGGCATATAGGCCCACTTTTGAACCTGAAAAGTTTAAGAATAAGTGGGAGGCAAAAGTAACTTATATGTTGTTAAATGGACTTGCTGACATTGTTGAGCTTGAGAAAAGAGTTATTGAGCTTGAAAAAAAATTAAAACTTTTGGAGGGAAGTAATGATAAGCAAAATATTCATTAAGTGGCCTTATAATTTTAAAAAATATTTAAGTAAAAAATATTATCAAGATAATCATCCAGATGGTGTGTCATACCCTAGTTTCTGTATGCGAATTAGAATAGCATGGAAGCTACGTAATGAACCAACTTTAGATGAAAATTTAAAGGAGTTTTATGAAAAAAACTAATCGATCTATTGATAAAATGTTTTTATCTGTCAAATCGGGTTGCACAGTTGCATCTTTAGTAGCAGAATTATCTAAACATGATCCCTTTGCATTAATTTCTTTTGACATAGTTAAAGATGCAGAAGTTTTTACAACTGATGTTATTCCTAAAATTTATACAACTGAAATGAAAAATGTAAGAATGGAAATAAATTCTAAAGACTATGCTTATATTTTTAGTACTGAAAGAAGAGGTTTAGATACTTTTATAAAAACAGACGCTGAAATCATTAAACTTAAGGATAAAAATGACTAGTAGATATCTCAAAGCAATTAAAAAATTACTAACTGCATATAAAAAAAAGTACGATGCAATGGGTAATGAAAAAAAAATAACAAAAAAAAAGAAGGAGAAAAAAAAATGGCAGTCGTTGATTTAGCAATTTTTGTAGCACTTATTATTACAATTGGTATTGCAATAACAATTTATAGGGATTAATTATGAATTACGATAATTATCAAAGAAATGCTTGGTTATTAGTTATAATAATTGCTTGGATATTATTAATATTAACAATAACAATATACGTATGAAAATTTATTATTTATTAATTTTATTACTTACTGGTTGTTTTGGTCCTTCGATAGTAAATGTTGGTGGTGTTAAAGTAACAGCGGGTGATTTAATTACAGCGCCGGGCAAAATAGAAAAACTTAACAAAAAGGAAAACGATGGACATAAATAAATGGAAGTCACTTGCAGTTGCAATAAATAGTTGGAAAGACCTTTGGGCTATGAAAAATTTGCCCGATTTTAAATATTTAAGACCTGGAACTATTATATCAACTTTAATAGATGCAAAAGTAACGGAGCTTGCAAACAAGGAAGGAATATCAGAAGATGAGTGGAGAAAAAAATATCATAGTTTTAGAACAGGTATTGAAACAAAAACCGCATCTAAAAAACGTAAAAGAAGAGTGTAAAACTTGTAAGGGAAATCATTATGTTCATGGAACAGATGGAAAAATTATTAACTGTCCTAGCTGCGTACGAGCCAAATCAACTATGGAAGTTTGAAATTTTAATAATATTAATAACTGCAATTGTAATAGGAATTTTATTAAATAATCTTTACAAATAGCCAATTTTTATCTATTTTATATCTGTGGGCGCTGCTTTCCAGTGGCAGTTTACAAGACGAAAGATTTTATACCTTGTTAGCCCACACTTTTTAAGTTAGTGCTCCATTAATGATTGAAATGGAGCTTATGGAGGGAGATAATTTTCTCCCCGAACAAAAATTATTTAGAGCAGTAATTGCACTTGCATTTTTTGATGCAAGTTCTTTAACACGTTCTAGAATAGCTGCTGTTTTAAAGTCAAAAGCTCATCGATGGTTTACTAATGGAGGTAAGGATTTTACTCTTATTTGTAGTTTAGCAGGTTTAAATCCTCAGGTTGTGAAAGATAAATACTTACAAATGTATCGTGATAAGATTATTAATTTTACAGATAAAGAGATTAAGTATATAAATAGTTATTGGAAATTTTTTAACCGGCGCAATAAATGATATTAGGCGATTCAGGAGATTACGAACTATTAACTCAAGGTGTCCAGGCGATCATTAAGGATCCAAATGATACTTATAGTTTAAGTTTAGAGATTGGTGTTCGAGAGGGTGCTGGAAGTTTAACAATACTAGAGGCCTTTAATACTTATCATAAAAACTTACCCTTCAATCATATTGGTGTAGATCCTTATGGGAATTTAAATTATCAACATTACGATCAATCGGGTGCTTATCAATGCGATTATACAGATCAAATGTACGTTCAACTTGTCAAAGACTTTCAAGACTGGCCAAACTTTCATATTCTAAAACTTACCGATCAAGAATATATGAAACGATATGCTGATGGCTTTCCAATTTTTAGCAACGCACAATACAACTTAATGACTCAATATGA